TTCCAGGTGACGAACCAAATATAATAAAAGATGTTACCTCAGGTTTTATATGTGTTGGACAACATGAATATGCTGATAGAGAAATTAAAATACAAAAAGACGTTCACGATTATTATGGATTTAAATTGAATGATAATCTTTATTGGTATTGGATGGCAGAAAATATTGAGTATGATGATGAGACTTACAAAGGTTATTTAGAGAGTTACCCAAAGTTTTTTAAAGAATTCAAAATTAAAAAAACCCAATAATTTAATTTTTAAAAAAAACTATCTAAAAAATCCGATGTGTTATCCCGAGCTAGGTCGGGATTTTTAATTTCATAGTATTTATGAAATATGGCTCAAGGTAAAACATACGGTATAACATTTCCATTTAGAGATTCTTTTGACGGTAAATATTTAGATTTAACTGACTTTGATGAAGATGAGGTTAAAACAGATTTAGTTCATTTACTATTAACGAGAAAGGGAAGCAGATATTTTTTACCAAATTTTGGTACAAGGTTATATGAATATATTTTTGAACCACTTGACGGCCCAACATTTAATGAGATTGAAACTGAAATAAAAGATTCTGTAACTGCGTATATTCCTAATCTTCAAATTACATCAGTTAAAGTTGAACCAATTATATCCCCTGATGGACAATCGGATTTATCGACAACTTTTCCTGGAACAGGTGAAATAACTTTACCTGATTTAGCAATTAATGAACACACTGCAAAAGTGACAATAAATTATAATATTACGAGTGGAGTATTTAATACTTCTGACTTTATAATTATTAATATATAACATGGCTCAACAAATATCATATACCACAAGGGATTTCCAAGCAATAAGATTAGAACTAATAAATTATGTTCAGACTTATTATCCTGATTTAATTCAAAATGTTAATGATGCTTCGGTATTTTCAGTATTCTTGGATTTAAACGCTGCGGTCACTGATAACTTAAATTTTAATATTGATAGAGCATTACAAGAAACTGTTCTACAATACGCTCAAAAAGATATATCTGTTTATAATATTGCGAGAACATACGGTTTGAAGATACCGGGATTAAGACCTTCGATTGCTCTTTGTGATTTTTCTATAATAGTTCCTGTTGATGGTGACTCTGAAAATTTACAATATTGTGGGGTTTTACGTAGAGGTAGTCAAGTATTGGGAGCGGGTCAAACTTTTGAAAGTTTATATGACATTGATTTTTCTTCAGAATATAATTCAGAAGGTTTTCCAAATAGATTAAAAATTCCAAATTTTAATGCTAACGGAAGTTTAGTGAATTATACTATTTTAAAAAGAGAACCTGTGGTAAACGGTGTAACTAGAGTATTTAAAAAAGTTATATCACAAACAGACTCAAGACCATTTTTAGAAGTATTTTTACCAGAACAAAATGTTTTAGGTGTTACAAGTGTTCTTTTAAAGAACGGAAACAATTTTACAAATATTCCATCTGCTCAAGAATTTTTATCAACAGTTGATAGATGGTATGAAGTTCAAGCTTTAGCTGAGGATAGAATTTTTATACCTGACGTGACTAAAACATCAGATAATCCTGGTATTAAAGTTGGAAAATATTTACAAACAAACCAAAGATTTATTAGTGAATATACACCACAAGGATTTCTTAAATTAACTTTTGGTGGTGGTAATCAATCTACCGATGAATTATTACGACAATACGCTTTAAACGGAATCACTTTAGATATCTCAAAATATCAAAACAATTTTTCTTTAGGTTCTACTTTAAAACCAACTACAACATTGTTCATTCAATATCGTGTTGGTGGTGGATTACAAAGTAATATAGGTGTTGGAGTTATGAATCAAATTGGAACAATTAATTTTTCTGTAAATGGTCCTAACTCTCAACAGAATTTAAATACCATTAACTCTCTTCAGGTGAATAATGTTACTGCCGCGGTTGGAGGAGCTAACGCACCAACAATAGAAGAAATTAGAAACTTAGTTGGATTTAACTTTGCGTCACAAAACAGAGCTGTAACTATTAATGACTACGAAGCAATTTTAAGAAAAATGCCTTCGATGTTCGGAGCTCCGGCAAAAGTTGCGATAACTGAAGAAGACAACAAAATCAAAATTAATATTTTATCTTACGACACCGAAGGTAATTTATCAAGTAATGTGTCAAATACATTACAAAGTAATATTGCTAATTACCTATCAAATTACAGAATGATAAATGATTACATTTTTGTAAATTCTGCTAATGTAATTGATTTGGCGTTTGATGTCTCAGTAGTATTAGATGCTAGTCAAAATCAGGGAACAGTTATTACAAACTTGGTTGAAAAGGTTCAAAACTATATGAGTCCATCAACAAGAGAAATGGGTTCAAATGTCTACATATCAGAAATAAGAAGATTAGTACAAGAAGAAGTTGGTGTGATAACTGTGACAGATATTAAAGTTTATAATAAAGTAGGGGGACAATATTCATCATCTCAAACTTCACAAAGATATTCAAATAGTGATACTAAACAAATTGAACTTATTGATGATACAATATTTGCAGAACCGACACAAATTTATGATGTAAGATATCCTAATAAAGATATTCGAATCATAGTAAAGAACTTAACTGCTGTTAACTTTAGCTAACATCCTTTATTTTTATAAAAGTGTGTTTAAAATATTTATTTAAAAACACACATGCCGTCAACATACAGAATTAGAACAGAGTTAGGGGTAAACAAGACCATTCAGGTTAAGTTAGAGCAAAATTACGACACTTTAGAGTTATTGTCTTTAACGATTTCGCCTAATAATTTATATACTCGTGCTTGTGCGAATTATGGTGTTGTTTGTGGTAGAGTTTTTTGTAATAATGGTTTTGGATTACCAAACGCTAGATTATCTATTTTCATACCCATTGACGAGTTAGATATTACAAATCAAGATATTTCAGTTTTATATCCTTATCAAAGTATTAATGATATTAATGAAGATGGTTATAGATACAATTTATTACCTTATACACAATCTCATAGTGGACACGTTCCTGTTGGAACTTTCCCTGATAGGATTGACGCTCTTATTAACAAGACAGTAATTGAGGTTTATGACAAGTATTATCGTTTTACAGTAAGTACAAACGACTCTGGTGACTTTATGATACTTGGAGTCCCGACAGGTCAACAGACGTTGTTTATGCAAGTCGACCTTTCTGATATTGGTGAGTTCTCAATGACACCACAAGACCTTATAAGAATGGGTCTCGCTACTGAATTACAAGTTGACGGAACACGATTTAAATTTTCTGAAAATTATAATGACTTACCTCAAATTATTAGTATTTCAAAAACAATACAAGTATCACCATTTTACGGTGAACCTGAGATATGTGATTATTCAATTCAACAAGTTGACTTTGATTTAACTTCTGAAAAAAATGTGACGATATCACCTACTGCGGTTTTTATCGGTTCTATGTTTTCAACAAATGACGGAACTAAAGTTACTAATACAAATGATGATATTTGTAATTTAAAACGAAGTATAGGTGCAATGTGCGATTTGATACCTGGCCCAGGTCAAATCTTAGCAATAAGACAAACAGTTAGAGTTGATAGTTTTGGTTTACCAATACTTGAAGAATATAGGTTAGATAACGATGGTAAAGTTATAGACCAAGATGGTGCTTGGGTTACTGAAGTCCCTATGAATTTGAATTATGTTTATACTGATGAAGAGGGTAATAGAAGAATAAGTGATAATCCAAATATTGGTATTCCAACTAATGCGAAATATCGATTTAAAGTAAAATGGGACCAATCACCACAACTTTCAGAGTCAACTAAACGAGGGTATTTTTTAGTTCCTAATATCAAAGAATACGGATGGACATATAGTAGTTCAAATTTATTGGATGACCCGGGATTAGAAGATTTTGTATACGATACTATTACAGTTGAAATAGCTGCTGGAACGACTGAAGCAAATATTTACAATTTAATAAATGAAAATGTTGCGACTCAATATGTTTTTATTTTACAAGAAACTATAAATGTTGAAAATTTACAAATAACTTATCCTGACGGAACTCCGTATTTAAGTCGTAATTTTTCTAACAACTTTATTGGTGGATTACCTGATTTAATTTTATCTTGGGAAACACCTGATACTGAAACAAATTCAACTTTTATTTTTTATACGGTTAGATATAAAAGATTTTTATTAGAGTCTTCATATGCTTTTAGTTTAGATTGGAATGATTACGCAAATTATGAAGAGGCGATAAATTGTGAGGATACTTTTATGGAGTTACACTTTAATAAGGTGTATACTGTAAGTCAACTCATTGATAGATATTCAACAGGTTTGAGACCTGGAAAAACATTACAAATTAAAAACATTCAAGATGCAAATTGTAATGGTGAAAAAAACAAATTTCCTATAAACGATGTTTTTGTTAATATTACATTTAACTATGTTTTTAATAGTTTAATCTTAGAAATTATAAAATATTTGTTAATAGGATTAGTTCCTTTATTACACGTATTAAGTTTTCTATGGTTAATTTTATTACCAATTATTACGGTAATACTTTTAGTTGTTCAGTTAATAATTTTTATAATTTGTAATATAGTTAGGGGAATACAAAATATTTTTGGAACGTCGTCTTTAAATTGTGCACCACCCTCTGATTTTGGAAGTTTATCGAGAGAAAATCCTTTGAAAAATATTACACTTCCTCTTCTTTTATATACTGAAGATGGGTGTGAAAGATGTAATTGTAAAGCTGGTGATGTTACGGCAGATACTGATTTAATTGCTCAATTTACTCAAGTACAGGAAGAACAGGTATCGGTTTTAATGGATACTACAGGTTTTCAAACCTATACTAATAACCCAAGTGATTTTGTTTATGCGCCAAATTTAATTGCCGGTAACGCTGGATTATCAGGGGTTTTAAAAAGAACCCCACAACTTCAAGATTCGTTTACAATTGTAACTGACCCTGATGCTGTCACTCGAACTATTACTCTTAACTATTATTCTCAATCATTACCTTTTTCCGAAAGATTAAATATGTTATCTTTTCCTGGTAGATATTTTAAAATCGGAAACAAATTTGACCCGTTAGGTATAAAAGTTTATATTGAGCCAGAATTAAATACTCCGACTCAGTCTTTTCCATTCTGGAACGAGACAACTCAAACAGTCCAACAACAAATTATTAATGGTTCTCCTAAGTTTCATTGGGATAATGCTATAATCATTGCCTTGGACCCTGGAATTGATTTGACTGTTGGTGAAATTTTATCTTTTCAGAATCCATCACTATCTAATGACTCAAATTATAAAAGAAATGAAGATTATCCTGCGTCTTTAGGTCGTATTGAGGCACCTCCTATTGTTACACCACAAAATACACTTGGTAGTATTGGTGCTCAAATAACTGTTAATTGGTTGAGAACTTATAATTTTACAAATTTAGGTAATGGGTATCAAAATCCAACTGGACCAATTGGTGGAACTGCAGGTGGGGGTGTTGCGGAACAAACAGTTTATAACATTTCATCAATAACTGAAAATAATGCTGTCACATCATTTGCCGCTGATATAGAGTATTTCCAAGTTTTAAAAGTTGGAAATTTAAATGATTTATACGATTCGTCAGGACTTAATTTTTCTTCGGATTTAATGAATTCTATTTTAAATGAAACTCAGTTTTTTAGATTCCAAAAAAATATTAACCCAACTGTTAGTTGTTTTCACCGTAGAGCTAATTATTTTGCGAATATTGGAAACTATTTGGTTTCATCAAATGAATATAAATATGCAATCCTTATGAGAGGTGTTGACGTTCATTCTCCTAGAGTAAAACAAAAAATATGGTTAGGAAGTTTATTATATTACCAAATTGACGAATCAAATATACCCGAAGGTGTTAGTGAATCAGATGTTTACGTGGAAGGTTATTTCAAGTTAAATATACCATACCAACCAAATACCTCAACTATTTTAAACGAAGAACAACAACAAGTTCAATGTAGACATAATCAACTTCAAAATAATAGTAGTGTTGATGAATTTGGTAGTACCATATTTTATCCAAGTTATATGTTTGATTATTACTTAACTACTTTTATACCTTTTACAAGTAATTTACATTTATATTATTCGTCATATGATACTGAAAATTTTGGAGGGCAAGTTCCACCTGAATATAATGGTGGGGAAGTTAATTATACACCATCACAGTATGGTAC